CCTCTTCATCTTGTCCAGCATGGCCTGCAACTCCTCAAAACTCTCAACTTCACGGTCACGCACGGTGCCCACACCCTCGTCGATGTAGTTCACCACGCACCTGCACTGAATCGTGTTCCCCGGCGACCCGTTCTCCCGATCGCCCGGGTACCACAGCTGCTCCCCACCAACGATGAACGGCTCGTCGTAACCAACAGTCTGCCCGTTCGCTGCGACATGATCCGGCCGCACCCGCTCGTCGGCCGCACTGACCCACACTTTCCGCACCGTCGCCCCCGTGTCGGCCAACCACCCGGCCGCCTTATCCATCGCCGCCGAACGGGCCGTATGCAGCTCCGTCCTAGCGATACGCTCCGCGCGGCGCATCCACCCCCTGTAGCCGCCCTCTTCCTCCCACGACAGGAACGACCGGACGGCCCGCTGCTGCTCAAACTTGCTGGTGTTCGACAGTTTCGTCAGGGCCCGCTGAACCTCCGCGAACGCGTTATCCGGCATCCCAACCACCAGGTTCGTCGCCTCCGTCATGAACCGCTGAAACGACGGCTGCCAGTCCGGCCGGGCCAGAACCCACTCAACCTGGGCCGGGTCGATCCCGGCGAACGTGTCCGGGTATCGGGCCAGGAGCTCCTCAACAGTGCCGGGACCCTCCACCCCCTCCGGCCAGTTCAGCATGACCGGCCCGCCGGACCAGCGGGGCGCGTGCTCCGCAAGGTGCGCGATGTACTGCGACCCCATCGCCGGGCCGATCGTTGTGCGGACCTCCCCCAACCACGCGTCCCCGATCGCCGCGGCGGTCAGTGACCCCTCGTCCACCCCGACCGCGAGGAGCCAGTCGTCCCGCGTCTCATCTAGCCACCGGCGCACCGCGCCGATGATCTCCCGCTCCAGCTCAAACCAACGCGACTTCATCAGACCCCCTCCTGCCCGTCCACCACCGGCGGCAAACCACCGGCCGGGGGGTCGAACCCGAGTGTCTCCGCGAGGTACGGGAACAACGACGGGGCCCTAGTGACGATGCTCTCCGCGATCTGGCGTAGACGCTCCTGCTCACCAACACCACCCGGCGCGTCAGACTCCGCGAACCCAAGCTCCCGCCGGAGCGCCTGCTGGCCGATCGCCCCCCGGTCGAACGCCGCCAGCGCTGTCTCCGAATTATCCGTATCAGCCGCCAACGCCCGCATATCGAACCCGACATGCACCGCCTCCGGGTCCACCGACAACATCGGCTCATGCTCCAGCACCGGCCGGAGAACCGCCACCGTCAGCGCCTCACAGATCACCGACATCAGAGGCCCCACATGGGCGCGCAGGCTGTTCTCGTCCACCAGCTCCGCGTTCCAGTGGGTACTGTTCCCCATACCCGTGAGGACCTCCGGCGGCACGTCCAGCGACATCGCCAACCGGCGGATCGCCGCCGCCCGCGTATCCAACGCCCGCTCGGTGATTTTCGACTCCAGCGTCAGGTGCTGAAACGCGTCAGCGGTGTCGGCCGGGGTACGCACAACGATCGGGGTCACCGCCTCCGGGCTCGACTGGTCGTCGGAGGCCCGGCGCATCGTCTCATACAGGCGGCGGGTGAACGTCGAGGCCGGGGACACCCCGCCCATCGGATCACCGCCGGGTAACTGCGCCTCCGTCGGGACCAGGAGGATCCCCGCACCCGACACGCGCGACCTCGCATCGGCCTCAATCACCCGGTCCATCGCCCTAATCTCCTCAAGGATAGGCAGAGCGGACCGCACCGCACTATGCGGCTCCTCCGGGGCGTGCGGGTCCGGCACATGCACCCTAAAGATGGAGTCCACGTCCGGGTCAACCTCGCGCTCCTCCCCGCCGAGGACGACACGCCAGTTCCCGGCATGATCGACCCATACTCGGTGTGGTGGTAGGGTGTGCCACTCCTCCTCCCCGGTCTCCGGGTCCGTGAGGATAGCGACGTAATACTCGCCCACGACGGTGAGTAGGACCGCAGCGTGGCGAAGCATCTGCGACTGCCCGGACGATCCCCCGGCCATGTCGGCTACGACCCGGGCGGCGGCCCCGTCGTCGGTGGGGGTCAGCTCCCCCGTCTCATCGGAGGCGACGGCGGCGTACAGGGCCACCTGCGACGCCATGTTCCCGACCCACTGGGTCACCGCCTGCAGCTCACCAACCTCGGTGAACATGGTCCAGGCGCGGGCCTGCCAGTCAGTGTTGGAGCTCCGGCGCCGGTTCGTTGTTGGGGCGTCGGTAGCGGTAAGGTCCAGGCGGCGCACAGCCGCCCTTAGGCTCCGTGGAAGCGTCATCGGCTAGTTCTCCTCACCATCGTCAACAAAACGCTCTGTGAGGCCGCACAGCCACGAATACGCGGCCGTCAGGCCCGGCACCAGCCACCAGGCGGACACCGGCCAACCGTCGGGGGCGGTGAACACCACAACCAGGGCGGCCACGAGGGATACCCACACTCCTACGCACCACGGGCAATGAACCCAATAGGTGAAAGAATGCCCCATACCAAACCGGGTGATGATCCGGTCACGCAAGGGCTGAAACACCCGGTCGGCGGTGACGAGGCGGGTGATGCGGGTGGCGATGAACGCTGCGAGGATAATCAGGATTAGGTTAGCGCTGCTCATACTTCTTGACGGTAGCAGGCAGACATGAAAAACGGCCCGGTAGCAACCACCCGGCCCCGCTCATTATGAACTCCCGACCCTGATTATCACCGAACGCAGGGGGCCATCAGCCTCCGGAGGCTAACCGCCAGGAAAGACTTACCCGTTGACTTTCGGCCCCTACCAATCAAGGTAGTAATGAACGAGGCCCGGGGAAGCACCACACGGGCCGCTTAACAAACGATCATACCCTACCCCGCCGTAGGTGGGCCAACTCGGCCCGCAGCATGCGGTTCTCCGCCTCCAGCTCCGGCACCAACAACAGGAGGTCCTGAATGACCTCGAACCCGTCCTCACCAACAACACGGGACACTAGCCGCCCATCCGACCTTGTGCCCGTGTTCAGCTGCTCCCCCCGGTTCAGCCGGTCCGCGATCACTAGTCGCTTCGCCACCGGCGACAACTCCGTGAACGCGATCTGCCTGAACAGATCGACCGCCGTCAACGGGTGGTATAGCATATCCGCCCTTGTCCTACCACTCACCCGGAAAACTCACCTCCGCTTGCTGCCCAAGCATCTGCTGCATGTAGTCATGGCCGTTCACCATCGCATCGACCCGGTCAGGGGAGCCCTGCCCCGGCTGCCACGTAACTGCCTGCGTCTCCAACACAGTATGGTGCCCAACCATGCGGAGCTTACCCAATTCGATCGACTGCCTAGCACCCGCCGCACGCGCAACTTTATCCCCCCGCTTCCGCCACGGCACCAACCTAAACGGCGGATTCTCCAGCCGCTCCGGGATCAGATCCAGGATCTCAAGGGTGTACTGCATCGGCGATAACGTGTCGCCCTGCGCCCCCTCCTTCTGGTACTCGCCCGCCGCCGCGACGGTATCCCGCCCGTGCTTCCGCAGGAGCGCCGCCTGCCGGTGAATATCCCGCCACGTGGACTCCAGAACATCCCGATAAGTCAACTCGGCGGTGAACGCCTCATACACGATCATCGACGCCCGACGACTGATCGCCGCCCGCACAGCCGCCCGCGCCCACTGCGCCGAGGTCATGCGGGCCGACAGATCCTCCTCCACATACAGCATCCCGTCGGCGTCCCACCCCATCACCAGAATCCCCGCCTCGTCCCCACGCCCGGACTCCGCCGGGTCAACAGTCACCACACGGCCCGCAAGCTCAACCGAATCCACACGCGACCGGTCGAGCTCCTCACGGCCGAACAACCCGCCCGCCGGGGGGGTAGGCACACCCTGATACAGGGCCGCCCACGTCCGCTCCCCCACGGCCCTACGGATACGCCTGAACTCCTCCGCCGTCGTGCCGCGCGCCGACTCCAGGGCCACGCCCGGCTCACGACCCAACGCGTCCGGCACCCCCTCCTCCGCCATCGCCGGAATATTCAGAACTTCCCACTCCCGCTCCCCCACCGGAAGCTTCTGGTCAGCCTCCAACAGCCGCCCCACC